GTCTCTCTACTTTAACTGTAATTCAAGCTTTTTCGCTAAATGAGACAAGTCTGTCCATGTACCACTTTGCTTTCTTACAGTCCTCGATTCCGTTTTTAAAGCGCTCACGAGATAAATATTTCAAAATATTACCTTTAAGGAAGCCTATATACTCATCACGAGTCAGAGCAGACTCCAGGTAATCAATGGTCTCGATACCCCCTGTGTTGTAATGCGTAGGGTGATCTACACGACTTGTTGTAGGGGCACATTGAGCTGCGTCCTTCACTCTGCACTCAAAGTCAGTCATTTCTTGAAAATCAGAGTTCAAGCATCGTCTCTACTGTTATCAGAGAATCTACTCCTTGAAACAACTGTTCGCTGTACTTAGTGTCCTGATGTTTCACCAAACCACAACTAGCAATTTGAACTGAGTCGCCGTTACGCACAACAGGCACTAAGCGCCTGTGGTCTTGACCAGGAAGTAAGTTTTCAAAACAAGTACCTAAAGAACTTCTGTCACCTTCCGGCCAGCAACGAAAAGAGACTCTATTAATACTTTGTACAAAATCTGCACTTATAGAATTTATGTAGGTATCAGCCATTTCTTGATCCAAAACCATCAAGCCAGAATATGGATTTCCTAAAGTTACAAACCCAAGAAGTTCTTGGTCATCTAACGCAGGTACAGTCTCTACCTTGTAAGGTCTATCACCCCACACATTTTTTGTTAGTCCATTTAGCTTCCAGTTGCGATAATTATCAAAGGGAATTTTTTGATCTTGGAATTCTTCGTAACGACAAAAGGAGGGTTCATAATTAATTTTTTTTAACTTATCCTTGTACTCGTACCAAAAGTCAAAGTTTTCTCTCGTAAAGAGCATGTCGTTTTCTGAGTACATATAAATATCATGCGACTTTTTTTTAACAGCATCAAAAAGCATAGGTTTGTGCGCCCACGTAAGAAAGTAGCCTTGATCAAACTCAGCCGAAGCGCAAACAATTTTTAACGACTCGAACGTTAGGTTTGCATCTAACAGCTCACGGAACTCAACGGCATCACTTGCGTGTGCATTATCGATGATAATGTTTACGTCTTGTGTACCCGGTAAGTCTTGATAAGCTCTGAGTGTCTCCAGCAACACGTCAAATTTGCTCAAAGGATTGTGTGCTGTGACAAAAATTAGAAATTTTAAATTGTTCAACTCAGAAAACCAGAACACTGCTACTACAGTACTACCCAAAAAATCAATTAATATTCAATTTCAAAGCTACCCCGTCGTTGTAAAAATGTAACCAAGTGTGTGTACGCGTCTAGTAGGTCATCGTGCGTAGTTGCGCCTATGTTTACAATCTGATCAAAAAGCTGATCAAACTTACGGTATCTGTTGAAGATCACTTTTTTATTTTCAAGCAAACCAAGTGTCCCTCGGAAGCGTGAAATCTTGTCTCCGCGAAAACCTTTGACTTCGTGGATATGTAAGTTACCCAAACCCCACTCTCCGAGCATTACTCTTTTTAAGTCAGCGGACAGAGATGCCTGGTACGCCACAGCTTCTACTACCAAAGTGCAGGTTGAGTAAGTAGGTAAAAATTTTCCTTCGTTATCTTCTTGTAAGATGCCCCACTCAACCAAAATCTTACATAAAAGATCTATTTTCTCAAGGTTGCCTATAGAGCGCACTTGCTGCGCATCAATAATGTAGTACTTGTCTTTACACCTACCCCCTAAGACAAACGCTGTGTAGTCGGAAGTTTCGTTCTTGCTTGCGGATAGATCCACACCGACCGCAAGAGAGTCAAACTCTGTAAGAACATCACCTTTGACAAGCAAGTCTGGAGAGAGCACCAGATCACTAGACATCACTGGTTGTTGTTGGTACTGGAATGCAAAAGCGACAGGGTCTAGTTCTTTTTGCCCCAGCAAATAGTCTGTGGACCACTGGTCTGGCCAGTACGATACGGGATCTCCATCGTCGTCATAGGTAATTGCGGACTGCATCACCTGTTTCCATCCTTTTTTAGGATTAAACATTGTTTTGTGGATATCAAGAGGATGAAATCTCGTACCAAGACAAATTGATCGACCACCTTCAAAAATAATCGGAGCAATAACAGAACTCCAATTGTTGTTCATTTCTTCCCTAATAGCTGGATTTTTAATATCCGTACTGGATTTGATCGGGTCGTCCACAATGACTAAGTGTGCTCGTTTAGACGTGATCGAACCTCTTAGTCCTGCAGCACGTAGAGTAAATTCTTCGTCACCGACCCTTGAGATACCTGCATAATCGAAGTCAATACTCCAGCCAATGTCTGATTGCATCCCAGCTCGAAGCTGACACCTAGGAAATATTTTTTTAAAAGTAGAGCTATCAATAATTTGTTTAATAATTCGAGACTTAGGTATAGCTGTAGCGATGTTGTAACTTGTATAAATTATCTGAAGCGGCATACCTTTCGACGTATGTCGCCCAATAATCCACGCTGTAAAAAGGTTTAAGACAGTACTTTTTGCCGACCCCCTGGGCGCAAGAATGTCTAAGTTGGGTCCAGCGATGTCTAAAAGATACTGATTGCTGTCTCCGGTAATCAAGTGCTTATACCATTCGAGCATATGAGGAGCTGGTGCTTTATCCATCAACGTACTGAATGTCATAAAGTCATCTGCAGCACGTGCAAATACACTATCTAACTCAGAGGTATCCTTTTCTACAGCTTTTGTTGCTCTTAGCTTTAACGCTCTTCTATAAGCAAAAGATTCCCGGCTTGGCATATCTAGTTATGTCTGTATAGTATCAGTAGGATTCTACTCGTTAATGGCAAAAATTCTTTGGTACGGCGATATTCTATCTAACACTGGATTTGCTAGAGTGACACACAGTGTTCTAGAGCATCTGTCAAAGAAGCATGAAATTGTTAGTTATGGGATGAATTACCAAGGAGATCCTCATGATCTACCTTTTAAAGTCTACCCAGCGGGAACGACAAACCCAGCAGATCGGTTTGGTATAGGTAGATTACCAACAATTATTCAGAAAGAAAAACCTGATTTTGTAATTGTCTTAAATGATATATGGATTTGCAACCAAGTTTGGGAACGGATACACCTGTTAAAAGACAACCTTAAATTTAAATTTATTGCTTACTTCCCTATTGATTCTGAGCAGTATATTGACTCACAGTTGGCTTACATCAAAGACTGGGATTTCTCGATCACGTTCACGATTGAACAAGCCAATAGAGTTCTGGCCCAAGGCGTTAAGCCAAAACTACTAGGTGTTGTGCCTCATGGTCTCGACGAAGGTAAGTTTTTTCCTATGCCCAGGGATGAAGCGAGAAAGTCTTTACGCCTTCCAGAAGATAAATTTATTGTTTTAAACGCTAATAGAAACCAACCTCGTAAGCAAATAGACCTAACAATAAAAGCTTTTGCTGAGTTTGCAGTAGGTAAAAACGACACTATGCTTTACCTTCATATGTCTGAAAAAGACATCGGTTGGGATATTCGTGCTGTCTTTACAGCTGAAATGAAACGATTAAATCTTGATCACGACAACAGAATGATCATGACAGCTCAAAATATAAATTATGCAGATGCACCTCCTGATGAGCTACTCAACAGAATTTATAACGCTTGTGATGTAGGTATTAACACTTGTAATGGAGAAGGTTGGGGGCTTGTACCTTTTGAGCATGCCTCGTGTCGTCGTCCATTAGTTTTGCCAAACCACACGTCAAGTGCCGACATTTGGAAAGACAAAGCTGATTTAATCGATGTAGCTGCTTGGATTTGGGATAAAGATCTAGGTGTAGAGCGTGGGATTATTGACGTAAAAGACGCCGCTGCCAAACTTACGAAACTCTACGAAGACCCTGACTACTACGCTAAAAAAGCTAACGACTGCTATGAGGTGACACAAAATCCTTCTTATCGTTGGGATCGAATTTCAGACGCATTTGATTCAGCAGTAAAGGAGCTATCAAAATGAGTATTCAATTTCATCGCTACCGCACAGTACAAAACGCAGCAACCATGAAGGCTTACTGCGGCCCTACTCAAAACGGTATTCCTAGCGTGTTTGAACAAGCCTATGAATTAGGGGGTACGTTCACCAAAATCAACACAGGTTTACCTGAAGGGTCTCACGGTAATTTCAGTCCTTGCTTGATTAATCACAAAGGTGCCGATCTTATTAGCTGGAGATCTCAACCAGAAAGTTTTGTGTTTCGTCATGACATGAAGTATTTCTACTACAACAATACGCCCACAGACATCTGGGTTGGTCAGCTGTTGAGAGACGACACGATTGTTACGCCTAGAAAATTAATTAGTAAAAAACATCGACTTAGCTACGAAGACGCTCGTTTATTTGTAGCACCTGACAAAAATTTAATGTGTCAATTTATCACTAGTACGTATGCGACTAAGTGGGATACTACACAACATAAAATGCTTAAAACACCTAAAGTATGTACAGGAATAGTAGATGAGTTTGGTGAGCTTGTAGATAGATTTTACCCGAATATCGGCAACAATCACGTTGAAGGTCAAGCAGAAAAAAATTGGTGTTTCTTTTCGGATAACGAAAAACTTAGACTTTTATATTCAACAAAACCTATTTGTATAAAGACTCCTGGAGAAGACGACAAAATTATTGATTCCAGCGCTCTTAAAGTCTGCACTGAAGATCACCCTACATTTAACTCAACCGCACCTATAGATTGCGGAGATGAGTGGCTCGTGTTTTATCACTGGAAACACATGGTGAATCAGATGGATAGAAGACCATACTTAATGTACGGGCTAAGCGCTTATACAATAGATAAAGACCTTACAAAAATTACAAGAGTCCTAAAAGAACCTATGTTTTTAGGTTCAGTCAATGATGATCTTGTAACGTGGACAGATCCTCTTGGGTCAGATATTTCAAATCAACCCGCTTGCATTCTCCCATTTGGAGGATATATCAACGACGAAGGAGAGTTAGCATTAGCTCTTGGCGTTAACGATTACTTCATGGGTATTTTCAGAACCCCGGTCGTTAATATTTTGAGTCTTATGGATTCAGTGACTTCTTAAGATTTTTCTTCGCGTTCTATAACACTCCAGATAACCATAGACGCTTCTTCGATCAAGTCATGCATCGCAGGAGCGTCATCAAAACTGTTGAGCAGTTCTCGTATACAACGATCAGCTCCAGCAAGTAAGAGACCTCGACGATCAATTCCGTCAGTTAGCTGACGAACTGCTTGAATATGCGAACGAATTTCTTTTTGAAGAACAGCAATTTTTGTAGCCGCTGTGGCGTGATCAAGCATTCCAGTCAGAGTCATCTGACGGACATTGTGCAGGTCAGTTTTCATCGAGTCAATCTCGATTAAAAGAATCTGCCTTAGATCATCTTTAGGATATTTTTCTTGGACCCACGCTGTTAGATCAGCAATTGAGCCTTCGTATCCAGGATTTAAAAACCGAGCAAAAAGGTAAGCTTCGATCTCACTGACAGCGTTTTTGGCGTAATGCTTAAATGCATCAGACTGAGACTTGTCTAAGTTACTAAGCCAAGTACCAACCGATGTTGCGTCAGGAAGAGCAGCAGTCTTCATGCAAACATCCGAGCACCGGCCAAAGCTTGATTAGCACCAAACTTCTTAAGTGCTAGCTGACCTTTGGTTGCAGCCTGAGTTCTTGCCAAGTCACCAAGTGTTCTAACCTTATCCAAATTAGCAGCACTTTCATACGCTTGAGCGCCCAGAGCTAGTTTGCCTTCATTTTCTGCGCGAGTGTTAAAGACGTTGCTGAGTGTTTTAGCTTGATCGCCAGAGATTTGCCCTAACGTTTGCTCCTGTAGAGCTTTGATACCCAGATTTGTCTGTCCTAACTGGTTAGCTAAAGCATTCTGACCTTGAAGAGAAGCAGAACCTGCTTGAGAAAGGAACTGAGGAGACAGCAACTCAGTCGACAATCGTCCTTGGTTGAGGTTATAAAGAGACTCAAGTCCTTTACCAGCACCGTAACCAGCCACAGAAGCTTGTAACTTCGTGTCAGCTTGACCTCTTTCTAATGCTTCTTGAAGCATACTTAATTGAGCACTAGCTTCGGTGGTTGCTTTAGTGCCCATCTGACCAGCTAACGCACCTTGCATCAAGGACAAACCTTGATAAGCAGCAGTTAGAGGGTTATTTTGCGCGGCCAGTTGAGCTGCGGCTTGAGCATATGGGTTTGACATTGCTTGTGTGTAGCCGCCTCCGCCTCCGCCACTGCTACCTTTGCTTCCGCCGCCGAGAAAACTGTCTCCTAATCCGCCGAGGGCACCGCCAGCAGCTGCACCAACAGGCCCACCAAGGGCAGTGCCAGCAATAGTACCGAGTGTACTAAGAAAACCCATGATTAAAGTACCGACGTAGGTGTGCCGTAACCAGCACGTCCTTGTTGGACTATGTTAGCTGCACTTTGCATAAGAGCTGGTTGAGGAATACCAGTCGAGTAAGCAATACTCATCATGCCAAGACCTAAAGCAGCATCTTTATTAATCTCAGCTTGAGTAATTCCTTGCCAAGCAGAAATAGTGCCTACCTCAACATCTCGTCGGGTTTTCTCCTCCATCTTTTCCATTGCTCCACGCTGTAGAGCTTCAGCCTCAGCAATTTTTGCTTGAGTGTAGATGTCTTGCCTTTGAGCAATAAGCCCAGGGTCATAAGTTGCCCTATTTAAATCGGTTTGATTTTTTAATTGCTGTCGACTAATCTCCTGCAGTTGATTTAACTGAGTTCTGAGAAGTTCAATTTGAAGCCTTCGATCATCAGATTCTCTTATTTGTGCAGCAGTAAGTATAGAGGGATCAACATAACCAGCTTCTCCTTCTTTAGGAGGTTGTTGTGGTTTTGGTCGTGTACTTTTTAAATACTCACGACCGCCTATAAACGTACCAAGTGCTGCACCGCCACTTAAGACTCTAGGTGTTGCTTGCTTTACAAGTTCTTTCCCACCTCTACTCATAGCACCTAGTGTTTCTTGTAAAAAGTTTCCTGCAGTTTTTAAGGTGTTTGGGTTAGTAACAACATCAACTACTCCACCCACAACAGGTGCAGCCTTCC